CCGAAGACACGGTAGAAGCCATCGACTTAGCGGCGTTCGGCCTGCTTTCGTCATTGGCAACGAAGAAGGATTGACCAACATCCATCTTATCAAACGGATAAGTGGTGCCGGTACGGCCACGGCCAGAAATGGCAGGAACGGGAATGTTCGCTTCGATTGCGAAACCCGACTTTGCGGCGGGGGCGGTTTCAACAGCGGCAACGGCTGCGGTTTCTTGGGTATCGTTCTTGGACACAGTAGCAATTCCTTTTTCAGTTGCGCGGGTTGCGAATTCGCCCGCTTCGTTGGACATGGTAAGATTGACTTCGACCAAACCCGCTTCAATTAGCGGGGTATGAATCGCAGGGCCAGTATAAACAAAACCCTTCGATTGGTCAAGGGTAGCTTCAACAATTTGTTCCATCGTAACCGTGCCGACTTCGGCAACAGCAACGGCGGGGGCAGTCTTGCGGGAAGTCTTCTTAGACGCGGTAGCCATTTTGCGATTTCCTTTCAAGGTTAATTGCACCGACTTGGTACGCTTTGAATTCTACGCCTTATTTCGAACTTGTCAAGCGTTGCGCCGAAGATTTTTTGCAAAATTTTTTGTAAGTGCCTTCGTAGTCCGGCCAAATTCCGGCCTTCACGTTTTCACAATACAAAACGCTTTGCGCTTCCGCGTCTTCGTAGTCCCAATGTCCGACAAGTCCGAACAACAGCAAGAACAGCGCGACTATAGCAGCGATTTTAAAGTTTGCAAGCTTCACGATAACCCCTTTCAATCTGTCAGAAAAACACAACTTACGCCAGCTTCTACAAACAGCTTTTCAGCTTCGGCAGAAGACGCGCGCCAATCTGGCGATATGTGCCCACAATAGGCAACAACGCGCGTAATCCCGGCTTCAATGATGCGGGCCGCGCATCGGTGGCAAGGGAACAGCGGCGAAACGAACAGCGTATAGCCTGCCAAGTCTTCGGCTTCATGCCGCTGTTCGATAGCGTTTATTTCAGCGTGAATAACTACGGCGTGTTGTTCATCGCGCGACATGCGCAGAAACGCGGCATCGTCATAACCGCGCGGCGGGCCATTGTAGCCAAGTGAAGCAATCGAACGATCTGGACGCACGATAACAGCGCCGATGCGCTTACGCGGCCCTTTTGACCATGTAGCGATATGTTCGGCTATTTCGATAAAGCGCCTATCCCATTTCGTTAGCTGGCTGCGCTGCATGTAGGCAACATGCCCTTTAGCTACTTCGCCGGTTGCGTTGCAAAAGTCGCAATCGAACCAATCGCCGGGCGCGACTTCAACCCCGCAAACACCACGGCAAACCGGGCATTCAATCTTCGTAGTAATCATGTTTTGCATCTTCCATTGCAGAATAACAAGCTTCGTTTATAGCTTCTTCATCGCGCTTCGTCAAGCGTTTGTAAAGCCAATCCGCCGATTCTTTCTTGCGCAATGGACGGCCTGCAATTTCGACAATCGACCAATCTTCGAAGTAATCCGACATAATGCCAACGTCAGGTTCCGCAGCGCAAGCGGTAAATTCAACCGTTATCGACAACCCGCCAAGAACTTTAACTTCGGCTTGCATGTTCGTCACTCCAATTCGTTAGCAATGTACTAACTATACGACATAACTTCGAACGTGTCAAGCGTTTTCGGTTGCTGTTGCTTTCTTCACTAACGATAAAATGCCTTCGACGGTTGAACGCTTGCCGATACGAACGTTCGGCCCGTATTTGTTTTCGCGGTACAAAATGAACTCTTCGTTATCGTAGTCGCCACGTTCCACAATAAAGCAACCGCCTTCTTTGGCAATAGCCTTGGCATGTTTCAGCTTTGTAAGTTCGCTATAAGTTGCTACCATGTTGCACCGCCTTTCATTTTATTTGTACGTTAAATACTGTTCCAATACGTTAGCCGCTTCTTCCCAACTATAACAGACAATCCAGCCGAAGCCCTGCGACTTAACAAACGCCCCAAATTCGGCTTGGTCGTCGCTTACGCCGCCTTTAGAACCTTCGCGCTTTGGCTTTTCCGCCGGCTTCTTCATTTCAATATAAAGCCCGCTAAATTCGCCGCGTTTCACCGGCAAACACAAATCAGCTACGCCAGTTCTAACGCCTTGCGCCTTTAGCTGCGCCCCGCGAATCTGCCGCCCTTGCGCCGTATCGCCACGGCTACCGCCATTCGGGATATGGTGCAACCAACGAAGTTCGGGCCACCTTTGCAACTGCAACGCGGCCCATGCGAATAACGCCGTTTGGTGCGCGGCTTCGCTTCCTGATTTCGCTAAGTCTTCCGGTTTCATTTGAAAATGCCGTTTGTAATTCCAAACCAAATCGCGGCCAAAAATGCAGCCTTTACAATCGTTGGAATGCGCCTAAAGAAGTTCATTTTGAACCCCTTTCGATTGTTCGTTGCGATAAGCAATTATAGCTTTGTCCATAGCTTCGCGCAAGCTTTCGCCGCTAAACTTTTCTTCAAGTTTGTATGAACAGTGCCACGTTTCGCGCCAGCTTTCGGCGGTTCGTTCGACTTCGCAAACAATGCTAAAGCCTTCATCAGCAATAGCGTTAATGCGGTCAGTGTCGGTAAGTTCGGCCATGTTAATTCCTTACGGCAATTTGTACTTGTCGCGGCAGGGCGCGCAAACACCTTTAACCAAACGTGGCGATTCTTCCCCACAAAGGACGCATTCGCCAGGTTCGCCCTTTGGCATTGCTTGCGCACGGTTTCGTATCTGCGCCAAGTCAGCTTCAAGCAATAAGCTTACTCTAACTTCAGTTTTATCTACTTCATCAGCCATTTGTTTTCACTCAGATTTATTTTGCAAAGGTGATTTTCGGCAAGCCGGGCTTGAAGGGCGGTTGCCCGATAGCGCGAATGCCTCTAGAACGCTCCAGAACGGCGTCAGAGGCTCTAAAACAGACCTCAAGCCACCACCCTAGCTAGAACCCAGTTCAGCGCGCCCTGAAGGCTTATCAGCGGGCGATTTATGCAGCCGCAAGAATTGCCTTATGCAACTTCGCTACTTCTACGCCTGTAAGTTCGAACGTTGCCCACAATGAACCGGCTGCAACGCAACGAAGCGCAAAGCCTTCAATCGCCGCCGCTTGGATAGCTGCAACAAGGTTGCCGATTTGCGTTCGATAGAACTTCATAGCGCGCCCCGATTCACGCGATAGAACACGGCGCTAGAACCAAACAGTTCTTTACTTTCGTCTTCTGAAAGCTTACGAACAAAACCTTCGTTTTCCATTTCGTCAAGCGTTGCTTTAATTGCATCAGTTGAACCTTGCGCATCGTTTTTAAATGCAGCAAGCGCAGCGGTTCGCCTGTTGATATAAGTATAGGAAATGCAACCGGCGTTTCTTGCTGGCAACGCTTGTTGATCGTACTTTAAAAGCTGTTCGTTTGTTGCTTCAAACATTGAACGAAGAATGCGGCAAATTTCTTCTTTTTTATTCTTAGATTGTTTACCTTCTATAACACTTGCTGGAACAATGCTTTCGTAAAAAAGTTTTGTGTCTGCATTGTCGCCAAGGCGGCGAACTTCAAAGCCAGCTTCGCCATGTTCAATAACAACAATCTTCTTAGGCTTATAGCCTTCGGCAATCCTGCGCAGCATCCCCACGTTGAAGCCGGGCGCAAGCGCAAACGCCTTATCAACAGGAACGCTACGGCAAAGGCGCATTGCTTGTTCATGCTTCGTATATTCGCTACCAACTGGCGAAGGATCAAGCCATTGCATTTCAACTTCATTTTCTTGTTCCATTTTCAAACATCCTTTCGTTTAATAAAAATATCTTCCGACCAAAAGCCAGTAAAAAGTTTACATGATTTGCAAATTCTCGTGTTCGCGGGTTGCTCATGCCCACAATGTTGACACTTTCTAAGCTTTTGCAATACGCCTTTTGGTCTGCCTTTCGGCGCAGGCTCTTTGCGAAGTTTGTTTCTGGGTGGCCCCTTAAGCAAACTAGAGTCAGGTCTTTCAACAGAAATTAAAAAATAAACTTCGGGCTCAATCTCCTTAAGCTTCTCAAGTTCGCGCTTTACAAATTTCATAGAACGTTCTTTTTCAAACTTCCAAAAAACACCCCTTTCGTCTTTTCGCCTAGACCAAATTGATGTCTTACCTGTTTCGTCTTTCATTTTTTAATCCTTTCTAAGTTCGTTAAGGTTCGTCAATTGTAGCCCATGCTCGCGCACTTGTCAAGCGTCAGAGCCTTAGAGATTAAACGTTATGTGCTTCTAGCAAAGAAGAAAACAGCTAAGTTGTTGATTTCTTTATCTTTCTATCTATCTATCTATATCTATATATATATATCTTACTTGTATAATATAAGGCTTTTGGGAGCCCTGAGCACCCTTCAAGTACCCTTATATCCTTATACCTATGTATATATATATCTAGACTCGAATAGAAACGTGGTACTTTCACTTTTTTCCTTTAAAATCAACAACTTGGGCCATTGTTTTCCACCAGAAAGCCACTAGAAATCCCGTCTAATTTCTAAGGTTTGATTTCTAACAATCTTAGACAAACGGACGAACAGGCAAGAAAAAGCCCGGCGAACCGGGCGAAGTTTATTTCTGAATGTTTTTAAGAATGTGCGCTATAACATCAACAGTCCAACAATTACCCAAAGCTTTATAACGTTGTGTAGAAGGAACTCCAAACGTATAATTATCCGGCAATGTTTGCAATCTTTCGCATTCAATTTCAGTTAAATAACGCGCGTAATCTTCATATTCAACAAGTCCTGCATTTCCCCAACGATCTTGTTTCGTAGTTAAACAATTGGATTTGTCGCGTCTTGTAATGTTCGGACAACCACGTATCCACATTTGATCGCGCGAAGGCGTTTTATTCATCTTATAAGGGCGCAAAACTTCAACATCCCTTATTAAAATATCTTGCAAACTAATTCCTTTATCTTCTGGAACTTGAAAAGGAATATTTGACCAATACAAACGCCTTCTAACTTGCGCAGAAACTAACGCACTATTTATTTCTTTAGGTTTGTACCACAAATCGTTGGAAATTCTTTTTTGCCAAGCGTATTGCATAGGCACGTTTTCAAGTAACCAAAATTTAGGTTTAATTTTATTTTTTAAACGAAGAAATTCAAAATAAAGCTTTGACCTATCATCATCAAAACCCAATTGCATTCCGGCAATTGAAAAGCCTTGACACGGAGAACCAGCTAAAATTAAATCAAACTCACCTTCTTCAAAATCCAATTTGCAAACATCGCCAACTTGTTCAATATCCAACCAATTGTTACGACTTATTATTTTTGCGTATCCGTCAATTTCCGAAGCTACATAGCGCGTAACCGGAATACCGGCCCGCAGCAAGGCCAAACGACCGCATGAAATACCGTCAAATAAACTCAAAACTCGCATCTTTCTTCCTTGTTAAAATTACAAACCAAAAGCTTTAGCGTTGCTAATCATAAAACAGCGCGCCGAAGTTCCGTAGTCTTTAGCCATCGTAGCTTTGCTAACTTCCTGCAAATCGCCGCGTTCCGAAAGCGTCATAAGCGCGCGCTTGATTGCGCCAGTAGGGCCGATACGATCCTTACGGAAGACGGCAACGGCGGATAAACGTTTGTTTATGTAGCTATAAGGCACAATACGCGCCGAATGCAAATGGCTAGAACCTTCACCGGCGTATTTAACAACGTCTTGCCAAGGGCTTGTAATGAAGTCTTTTACCGTCTTCATTACTGCGGCAAGCTGTTTCGTTTCGTCGTTGTCTGTTCCAATTTCGCCAGCATCAAAACGCGCAAGCAAATTGCGAACGTCTGCCGTAATGATGTTGATAGCCCATTGGCCGATTTCCGTTGTAATAGCCGGATCGTAAGGGTTACAGCCAACAGCAACCAAAGCCGCAAGCTTTAGCGCCTTAATGTGGGCACGGTTCCAAAGGTGGCGGCGTACTTCATTCGGGCTGCTATTAATTTGCATGTCGCAATGAACATCGAATTCATCGAACATTTGTTTAGCGCCTGCCGCATATTGAACGTGAATCGCTTTATGCTGGCTGTTCAACATCAACGAATGCGCCGCAAGCGTTGCAAGCTGTTCGATAACATCAAAAGACGGTTGCGCGTGAATGTGGTTCGTATTCAGCGGGGGCCGTTCGCCGCGATATTCAATCGTAGTAAAACGCGGCAACAAGCCTTCATAAATCATACCTTCGTGTAACGCTTCATAGAATTTTTCCGGCGTTGATTCACCAAGCAACGTAAAGGCCGGGGCCGTAACTGCCGCCGTGTTCTTTTCGCGGTCAGAATAAATAGAAGGCCGAAGAACTTTACCTTCGCCGCTTTTGTTGTATAAGTCCAACAACATACGGCGTAAGCCTAGCAAGTGCGAAGGGGCATTTACCGCGCCCATTTGTTGCAGGGCTAGGCCGAATTCACCGGCAAGACTGACGAAGCTAACGGCTTGCTTTGACATATATTTAATCAAAGCTTGGCTAGAAGCAATTTCACCGGGGCCGATAAAATCAACAGCGGCGGGAACGGTTTTAATTACCGCAGCCATTAGCTTATCAATGCCGGATGCAATCGCTTCTTTGCCGGTTCCCGTAGGGGCCAGAAGAAGAACGTATTGATTAAGGCCAGTGCCCGAAATGTTGTAGCTTCTGCCCACAATACCCGCCACAAGGCCAAGCGCCCCGGCAAGCGCGATTTCTGGCACCGGGCGCGGGGCTTGGGCGTAGATGAACTGCGCAATGCGCCCAACAAGGCCGGGCGGCACCGAATAAACATCGTTTGAAGCCTTCGGAACTTCTACTTCAAGTTGCGGGCGAATGGGAACAACGTTTGTTTGACTTTGGGGAACTTTTGCGGCGGCTTCTTCGCGGGCGCGCTTTGCCAATGCTTCGTTAAGTTGGTTTTGCAATCCGTCAATATCAACGGGCGGCAACATCCTATCAAAACACTTGTTCAGCATGTAATTAACGTAATCGGAACGCTTCGCTTTGTCGCGTTGGCCCAATCCGCTATTACGAAAGATTCGGGCAATCTGCGCCCGGTTTTGCGTGTAGAACGCGACAATATCAACTAAGGCAAAATCGGCTTCGGATTGGCTGGGGTAGTAATCCTGCCAATTGCCGCGCAGCAAAGCTGCGAACTTTTCACCGTTAGCCGCGTTGCTGGCCTTTTCGATAATTTGCGCGTCTGTTTCCTTTTCTTCGGCAACGCCTGCATACACTGCGGCGGCAACCGAACCGGAACCCATTTGCGCCCAAAGTACGTTTAAAAGTTCGTTGCAATCGTTGATAGGCGAAGGGCGGAAAACATCGCCGGTCATAGTCATATAACGTTGCGATGAATAAACTTCAATAAAGCTTCTACGCCGCCCGCTTTCCAACTTGCCTTTAACGATGATATGAAGGCCGTTGCCGGAAGGCGAACGTTCCGCATACGAATTAAATTCGTTGTAAATTTGCAACTGCCTATCAAATGCCTGTTGATCGCCTTTCGTATCGTCCAAATCAATAAACGCGAAAGGGTCAGCATCGGTAAGCACGAAGCCAATTCCGCTATACCAATTTGTTTCGGTAGCAATCTTGCAAGCGTCTTCGAAAGTCGCCCATGTATTCGGATCGGTTACGCTGGCAAGCGTTCCGGTACGCGGGTTGTAAGGTACTTTCGTCGGCTTCTTCGAATCTGTATCTTCGTAGCGCCAGCATACCCAATGTGGGTAGCTGTGCATTTCATGCGGAATATTTTGAAACACTACGCTTACCTCTTCTTATTGCAATTGGTTAGATATTTCGATAGTGCTTCTACCGTCATAACGCCGGGATTTGGAATCTTGCCGCGCGCAAAAAGCCGAAGCCAAGTTTCCGAAACGTTCAAATCTTCGGCTATCTTTTCAATCTTCAATGATGCAGGTCTGTTATTTAGCTGTTCGCGTACTTGATCGCGCCAACTAAGTTCGCTGTTGTTCGTCATAGCTTCGCCGGTTCAGGTACATGATAGACGGTAGTGTAACCGCAAAATGTTGTTGCCAGCAAGAATTTTTTACCGTAGAATCTGTACCTGTCCTACACGAAGTAGGGCAGTTGCCTACTACCATAGAAAGGAACCGCGCCATGCAAGGCCATGAAAAAAGCGTTGAAGTGTCGCATTTTGACTACATCGCACAAGCGCATGTTACCGCTTCAAGTTCGTTCTACGGCGAACGAATCCCGTTTGAACATATGAAAAAGGTTCTTAGCGAAGCTATCCGCGCGCTTGCTGAACTTGACAAAGTGAAGAAGGCATTGTTCTACGGTAAGCCGCTTGGCTTGCCTGAAAGCGAAGACAATTGCGCGGGTTTCCCTATCTGGATTGCGAACAATTGCCGCGATGAAGATAGCGAACGCGCCGCCAATATCATTCATGGGATCATCGGCGCAGCTACCGAAACTGGCGAACTTTTAGAACTGTTATTTGCAACCGTCATTGAAGGCAAGCCGTTTGATAGCGTAAACCTTGACGAAGAAACGGGCGATGCTTTTTGGTACTTCGCACTTCTGGCGAAGGCAAGCGGCTTCACGTTCGAAGATGCGCAGCGCAAGAACATTGCGAAGCTTCGCAAGCGTTACGGCGAAAAGTTTAGCGAATTTGACGCACTTAACCGCAATCTTAGTGCCGAACGTTCTATTCTTGAAAAGAACTTTTCTAACGAAGCCGCTTGACAACGCTTCGTAGTTGTCGTATAGTTCGAATCAAGCCGCCGCACTTTGCGGCGGTAACAACCCTGAAAGGATAGAAGCCATGTCGTTTAATGACACTGCAATGCGCGATGCAAAAATTCTTGCTTGGCAAGATAGCGTTAAGGCGCTTGCCGCCGCAAAGGATGCCGAAGCCGCGTTGCGCAAAGAAGTTCTTTCCGAATGCTACGGCTTCAACCCCGAAGCACTGCGCGAAGGTACGGAAAATGTTGAACTTGGCAACGGCTACAAACTTAAAGCCGTTTTCAAAATTTCTTATACCTTGAACAATGCCGAAGACGGCGTAGACAAGGCGCTTTCGAAGCTGGAAAAGGCCGGGCAGGAAGGGCAGTTTATCGCGGAACGTCTTGTTCGTTGGAAGCCTGAACTTTCGGTTTCTGAATATAAGAAGCTTGACGACAAGTTTAAAAAGATCATCAACGAAGTTCTAGTTACGAAGGAATCTACGCCTTCGCTTGAACTTGTTGCGCCGAAGTCCAAGTAATCAATCCGGCCCGCTTGCCCACAATACAGGCGGCCCAATTCAAAGGAATTTCAATGTTCAATCTTGACTTCAAAAACGCAAAGGCGCAAATCGTTTGGGCAACGCCGAACGCGGATCAACTTATTGCCGATATGGCGCGCGTATCTGCGCCCGAAAACATCGGTAACGATCCTGTTAATTTGATCGGCTATCTAATCCGCGAACGTCATTGGTCGCCGTTCGAAATGGTTAATATGTGCGTAGGCTTCGTAACTACGCGCGATATTGGGCGGCAAATTTTGCGGCACCAACTTAAACCGCAAGAATTTTCGCAACGTTACGCCGATGTTCGCAAACTTGGCGGCCCGATTTTCCGCGAAGCCCGTTTGCAAGACTTGAAGAATCGGCAAAATTCTTTTGAAACCGATAACGAAGAATTGGCGAATTGGTGGCGTGTAGTGCAGGCCGAAAACTGGAACAATGCCGTTCGTATCTATGACGAAGCATTGAAGCGCGGCATTGCAAAGGAAGTTGCACGCGCAGTTATGCCAGAAGGCAGCACCCCTACGCTAATGTTCTTTAACGGATACGTTCGCAACTGGCTTCACTTCTGCGAACTTAGAACCGGCAACGGAACGCAAAAAGAATGTATCGAAGTAGCTAAAAGCGTGTATAATGAACTTCGCAAAGTTGTTCCGCATACATGCGAAGCATTCGAACGTTTTTACAAGGTGGAAACATGAACATTAACCAACTAAAGCCAGCTTCACAACTGGCGCAACGCTTCGGCGTTAAGGCGCTGGCCTACGGCGGGCCTGGCACCGGCAAAACGCCGATGATTAACACCGCGCCGCGCCCGGTTCTTTGTGTCGTTGAACCCGGCATGTTGTCTATGCGAACTTCGAACGTTCCGGCATGGGAAGCATACGATGCGCCGAAGATTGATGAATTCTTTAAATGGCTTTTCACTTCCAACGAAGCGCGTAACTTCGATACTGTAGGCATTGATTCAATTTCGCAGCTTGCCGAAATTATTCTTACCGAAGAATTGAAGCGAAACAAAGACGGAAGGCGCGCTTATGGCGAAATGTCGCGCCGAGTTATGGAAATTGTGAATGCGCTTTATTACCTGCCGCAAAAGCATATTTATTTGATCGGTAAGCAAGCCGTAGCCGATGAAGGCGGTATAATGCGTAAGAAGCCGTATTTTCCCGGCCAAGATTTGAACGTAAAAATTCCGCATATGTACGATGAAATTTTGCACATTGGACAAGCGAACATTCCGGGCCAAGCTAAACCCGTTGTAGCTATCCGAACTGCGGAAACGTTTGATATAATGGCGCGGGATCGTTCGGGGCGTTTGGCCGAACTTGAACCGCCGGATTTAACGGCGCTGTTTAATAAAGCAATGTCTTAATGAATTTGTCCGCATGGTGGAACAGGCAGACACAACAGACTTAAAATCTGTCGCTTTTCGGCGTATCGGTTCGAATCCGATTGCGGACACCAAAGAAACGGCGAATCCGGTAAGCCGTTAATTACCGGAACTTTTGCAAAAGGTGAATGAAAATGGCTCAATTGATCCAAGCTTTTAACGCGCAACAATTCGATCCTACGCAGGGCGTAGGCGGTTTGCCGATTGGTAAGCATCCGGTAGTTGTTGATTCTTCCGAAGTTAAGCCGAACAAGGAAAACAACGGCGGTTATCTTCAACTTAACTTGAAGATTATTGACGGCCCGCAAACCGGCACTGTTGGCGCGTATCGTCTGAATCTTTACCATTCCAATCAACAAACTGTTGAAATTGCGCATCGTCAGCTTTCCGCAGTCTGCCACGTTACCGGCGTGTTTATACTGCAAGATTCGGCGCAACTGCATAATATCCCGTTCATTGTGGAAGTTGGCCCACAAAAGAACGATGCGCAATACACCGAAGTTAAAAAGGTGTTTGACATTAACGGCAACGAACCGGGTAAGGCAGGCCAAGGCCAAGCCCCGGCGCAACCTGCCGCCGCCCCGCAAGGCTTCGCCCAACAGCAACAGCAGCCGCAACAACCGGCCCAAGGCTTCGGCCAGCCCCCGGCCCAACAGCCGCCCGCGCAAGCCGCTTGGGGCGCACCGGCAGGCCAGCAGCAAGCCCCGCAGGCTGCGCCGCAAGGCAACGCCCCGGCTTGGGGTCAGCAGCCCGCCCAACAGCCCGCAGCGGCCCCCGCTGGTGCGCCTGCATGGGGTAATCAGCAAGCCCCGGCCCAACAGCCGCCCGCGCAGCAACCCGCCGCCGCTGGCTGGCAACAGGGCGCAGCCCCCGCAGGCGCTAACCCGCCTTGGGGCCAACGTTAAACCGTAGTTGCGCCGGGGCTTCGGCCCCGGTTTTTACAAGGGTTGTTGAATGGGGTTTAGCAAGAATGGCGGGAATAGAAAATGCTTTACCGCCGCCTTCCAACTGTGATAATTGCCGAAGTCCAAACGTTGAATTGATAACCAACGAAAAGATTTACGGAAGGCAGTTAGGAAAATGGCCGTATGTTTATCGTTGCACCGATTGTAATTCTACAGTTGGTTGTCATCCGAACACCTTTCTTCCGCTTGGACGAATGGCGGATAAACAAACGCGCCTTTTGCGCAAAGAAGCGCATGTTGCTTTCGATAGACTTTGGCGCGAAGGTTTGCTTTCGCGTTCAATGGCTTATCGTTGGCTAGCAGAAGAATTAGGAATTCCGTTTGATAGTTGCCATATTTCTTGGCTAACAAAAAAACAGCTTAGAACAACTATCAAAGTTTCAACCGTATATTTTTCGGAACGCGAACATATCGCGGCCCGGCGAAAGGAAAGACGCGATGCAACCCGAACAAGACAACGCGAATATGAAAAACTCAGAATCCGATTGCGGAAAACAGGCAGTTGATTTAACCGCGCCCGGCGTAGCTAAAGCACTGGCAAAACGTGTTCTTGAAGATATTGATAACTATTGCGCAACCGAATATGACGGCGGGCCGCGCTGGCATTTGGGCGCGTCTTTAATCGGGCACGATTGCAAGCGTTATCTTTGGTATATCTTCCGTTGGTGTTTCCATAAAAAGCACGATGGACGGCAACAACGCTTGTTCAATCGTGGGCACCGTGAAGAAGAACGTTTTGTTGAATGGCTGCGCGGTATCGGCTGCGAAGTTTGGGAATTCCAACAAGACGGAAAAAGCCAATGGAAGATTAGCGGGGCGCAAGGCCATTTCGGCGGATCGCTTGACGGTATCGCAAAGCTTCCGCCGCAATATGGCATTGAAGAACCCGTTTTGTTGGAGTTTAAAACCAATGGCACCGGCCAAGGTTTCAACAAGCTTAACGCCGATGGTATGGCAGTTGCCAAGCCGCAGCATTTCGCGCAAACTTCAACATATGGTTACAAGTATAATTTCCGCTACGTTCTTTATTTGAACATCAATAAGAACGACGATAGCTTGCATGTTGAAGTTGTGCCGCTAGATCATAAGCTAGGGCAACAAATGGAATTGAAGGCGGAACAAATTATTTTTTCAAAAGAACCGCCAGCGCGACTATCAAACAACGCAACTTTCAAAGATTGCAGTTGGTGCGATATGAAGGAACTTTGCCACGGTAACAAAAAACCGGAAAAGAATTGCCGTAGCTGTTCCTATGCAATCCCGGTTGAAAATGGCGAATGGTTTTGTTCCTTGCCTGCCCACAATAGCAACATCCCGCGCGAATTTATCGAAGCCCGCACCGGCTGCGATAGTTGGAACCCGATTACAGGAAGTGACAAGTAATGTTTGCCGAACGTTGGTATCAGTCCGAAGCCGAATTTGCCATTTACGAATATTTCCGGCAAGGCAATATCGGTAATCCGATTGTTGCAATGCCTACCGGAACAGGCAAAAGCGTTGTTATTGGTAACTTCGTTCGGCGCATTTTTGAACATTGGCCGAATCAGCGCGTTATGATGCTAACGCACGTTAAAGAACTTATCGAACAAAACGCCGAAAAGTTAATTAAAATCTGGCCTACTGCGCCAATTGGCATTTATTCCGCAGGCTTGAAAAGCCGCGATATGATTATGCCAATTGTATTTGGCGGCGTTCAATCGGTAGCCAAGGCAATTAAGCGCAGTGAAACGGACGTAGCAACGCCGCCGCATTTGCGGCATTTTGGCTGGCGTGATTTAATCCTTATTGATGAATGCCATTTGTTAAGCCCTAGCGAAGATACAACGTATCAATATGTTATTTCTGAATTGAAGAAGATAAACCCGCATTTAAAGGTTATCGGATTCAGCGCAACGCCTTATCGTTTGAAGCAAGGTATGCTTACCGATGAAGGTTTATTTACCGATGTTTGTTATGATATTACAGGCATTGAAGCTTTTAACCGATTGATTGCAGAAGGCTATCTTGCGCCGCTTATTCCGAAGCGAACGCTTACGGAAATTGACGTTTCGAATATAAGTATGTCGGGCGGCGATTTCAACGGAAAGCAATTGCAAGACGCAGTTGATAAAGATGAAATTACATATGCCGCAGTTAAAGAAATTGTTGAACAAGGCTATAACCGTCGTAGCTGGCTAATCTTTGCTTCTGGCGTAGAAAATAGCGAACACGTTTCGGCCATGTTGCAAAGTTTCGGCATACCTGCCGCCGCTAGTCATTCGAAGTTATCAGGCGCGGAAAATGATAGCCGGATTGCAGCATTTAAACGCGGCGAACTTCGCGCTTTGGTTAATAACAACAAGCTTACAACCGGCTTTGACCATCCCCCGATTGATTTAATTGGAATGCTTCGGCCTACTATGTCGCCGGGGCTTTGGGTTCAAATGTTGGGCCGTGGAACGCGCCCTTCGCCGGATACGCAAAAAGAAAATTGCCTTGTTCTTGATTTCGCAGGTAATACCCGAAGGCTTGGCCCTATCAATGATCCAGTGAAGCCGCGCAAGCCCGGCAAAGGTGGCCCCGGCGAAGTGCCCGTTCGAATCTGCGACCATTGCGGGGTTTATAACCATGCCGCCGCGCGCTATTGCGTCAATTGCGGGGCCGAATTTAAGTTTGAAACGAAGTTGTTTGAAACAGCAAGCGAAGCGCAACTTCTGCGAAGTGATTTGCCGGTTGTTGAATATTTCCAAGTTCAACGTATTCTTTACAACTTGCACGAAAAAGAAGGTTCGCCAGCTTCAATTAAAGTTTCGTACTTTTGCGGCTTTCAAATGTTCAACGAATGGATTTGCCTTGAACACAAAGGAATGCCGGCGAAAAAGGCGCGCGATTGGTGGCGGCAACGTCATTACGAAGAACCGCCAGAAACAACCGCCGAAGCTTTGCAGCGTGTTAGCGAATTGCGTATGCCGTCAAGGCTTCGCGTTTGGACTAACAAGAAATTTCCAGAAGTGTTATCATACGAATTTTAAGGAATTGCCATGCAGCTAACAGACGTTCAGCGGCAAATGTTAAGAAATGCCGCACAAGATTACAACAATAAAGCGCGTGAAAAAGGCGACTATTACGACAAATGCGGCGATTTGTTTTCAATGCTTGCGCGAATTGAAACAGCTTCGCCAGATTCGAACGTTGAAAAGAACCGCGAAATGCTGTTGCAACGTTCTATCGTAGGGCTTGCAAAGTATGGCGTAACAACCGACAATAACCCGCTTTCGCTGCGCGAATGGCTGCAACATGCGCTAGAAGAAGCCCTTGATATGGCAAACTATCTTCAAGCTGCTATTTCGAAGCTTGACGCAGAAAGGAACGAACATGGCAACAACAAGGGCGCGTAAGTCTAAACGCGGCGAACCTAGCGCAGCCGCTTCGCTAATAGCTGCATTGAAGTTTATTAGCGTAACGCAAAAGAAAGCCGGAACCATCGGGCAACAACATTGCATGATTTCCGGCCATTGGGCCGCAGCTTCTAACAGCATTATTACGGCGGCTTGCCCCGTTGAAGAAGATTTATCCGCCTGCCCGCATACGCTGCAATTTGTTGAAGCCCTGTTGAAATGTGGGGAAGAACTGAATATTACGCAGCTTTCGGCAAATACCGTTTCAGTAAAGTCGGGCGTATTCAAGGCGCTAATTCCTTGCGTAGATTTTGCCGAACTTAATATAAGCGGGCCGGATGAACGCATTGCGGCGATTGATGATCGGGTTAAGCTGGCCTTTGAAGCCGTGTCCATGTTGGCTACAGACGGCGCGCACCAAGCGCACTTTGCCGGGGTATTACTACAGGCCGGAAGCGCCGTAGCGACCAACGGCGCGGGCTTGTTGGAGTATTGGCACGGCCTAGACTTGCCGCCCGGCCTGTTGATTCCCAAGGCTTCGGCGGTAGCCATTGCCAAGGCCGGTAAGCCGCTTGTAGGCTTCGGCTATTCGCCTTCTTCGGCAACATTTTACTTTGAAGACAATTCGTTTATTAAAACACAACTTTTCAACGAACGCTTCCCGAACTATCAACTAATTTTTCCGGCAGATTGCAACCCTTGGCCTTTACCCGAAGGCTTCTTTACCGCTGTTCATGCAATCGAAAACTTTAGCCGGAATGGCGTTGTTTATTTTGATGAAAACGTTGTTTCTTCGCATGAACAAGAAACGCAAGCTTCAACTTATCAGGTTGAAGGATTGCCGCAAGGTATGGCGTTTAATTCGAAATATCTTACAATGCTTGAACACGCTTTTAACAAAGCCGAATTTCGTAAAGACGAAAACCGCGTTATCTTTTTCAACGAAAATATGCGCGGGGCTTTAATGGGGGTTGATTTAAAGCATGAAGTATCGTACAATAGCGAAGACGATATTCCGTTTTAGGCCAAACCATGAAAGCATATACAGACGCAAACGGGTTTGTAACAACACAAAAGCCGAAAGTTTCCAAATCTTCGCTTGCCGTGCTGCAACGTTCTATCAAGCCTGTAGATTGGTTTTCTGACGAAGAACTAATGCAAGTGCCAGCGGGCGAAGTTTTTGTTTTCGATACGGAATGCTATGTTAATTTTTGGTACGCAGCTTTTAAGCATTTGAAAAGCGGCAAAGTTGTTGCATTCGAACAATCGCCGGATCATCAAATAAACACAACTAAGCTTCTTTGGATGCTTTGGCGCTTTTGTCTTGTCGGATTTAATAGCCGAAACTATGACATGCCAATGATTGCACTTGCGGTAAAGGGTGTGACTTGCGAACAGCTTAAAGAAGCTTCGGATTTCATCATTAAAGAAAACAATACGGCATTTGCATTCGAAAAGAAATACGGCGTAAAAATCGGCAATTTTAATCATATTGACTTGATCGAAGTTGCACCGCTTCAAGGTTCTTTGAAGCTCTATGCCGGGCGTTTGCACTGCGAACGAATGCAGGATTTGCCCTTTGCAGAAGATCATATTTTGACGGCAGAAGACGCGGCTATTATTCGCCCGTATTGTGCGAACGATTTAGCGAATACCGAACTTCTGTTTAACGAACTTGCGCCAGAAGTTAAACTTCGCGTTGAAATGTCGCAAGAATACGGAATTGACTTGCGCAGTAAATCGGATGCACAAGTTGCGGAAGCTGTTATTAATAGCGAACTGCAAAAAGTTCTAGGCTATTATCCGAAGAAGCCCACAATAGCCGAAGGCACTATTCTTCAATATAACGTTCCGCCGTTCATTTCCTACCGTTCGCAACAGCTAAACGATATGCTAGAAGTTGTCAAAGCTGCGCGGTTTGAACTAGACGGCCTTGGATCGCCAATAATGCCGAAGGCGCTTGAAAAGCTAACGGTAAAGCTTGGCAACAGCGTTTATAAACTCGGCATGGGCGGTTTGCACTCCAACGAAAAGCAAACCGGGCACGTTGCTACAGACGAAATTATTATTGCAGATAATGACGTTGAATCGTTTTATCCGCGAATCATGCTAAACCAACGGTTGTTTCCGCCGCACCTTGGCGAAGCCTTCCTTACGGTTTATGAAAACATTGTTAATACGCGGATTCATGCAAAGGCGCAAGCCGCCAAAGCTAAGAAGGCTGGCGACAAAGAAGCCGCTAAGAAATGGAAGACAATTGCCGATAGCTTGAAGATTACCATTAATGGAAGCTTCGGCAAGCTTGGCAACAAGTATTCAACACTTTACGCGCCGCAATTGATGCTTCAAGTAACCATTACCGGGCAACTTGTTTTGTTGATGCTAATTGAAATGCTAGATAGTGTGGGCATTGACGTTATCAGCGGCAATACTGACGGCATTGTTAGCAAGTATCACAAGAATCGGCATAATGAAGTTCGGGCTATTATTGCCGAATGGGAACGCATAACCAATTTCAAAACGGAAGAAACGCGCTACACCGCAGTTTATAGCCGCGATGTTAATACATACATTGCAGTTAAAGAAGACGGCGGCGACAACGAAGCGCGCTTTTTGGATGAACGTTTAGGGTGTAAAACCAAAGGCGCTTTTTCCGAACGCGGTTCCGCTTTGAACAGCATTCTTTCTAAGAACCCTGAAACGCTAATTTGCATTGATGCGGTTTTAGAGTTCATCAAGAACGGAACGCCGCTTGAAAAGACTGTTAAAGAATGCCGCGATATTAGGCGCTTTGTCGCAGTGAAGAACGTTAAAGGCGGCGGCGAAAAGCAAGGGGTTTATCTTGGTAAAGTTGTTCGTTGGTATTACCCGAAAGGCGAAGCCGGGCATATTTCCTACGTTATCAGCGGAAACAAAGTAGGTAAAACAGACGGCGCGCGCCCCCTAATGGATTTGCCAGAACAATTCCCCGAAGATATAAACTACGATTGGTATATAGCCGAAGCAAAAGAAATGCTTTATGATTGCGGCAGGCTAGTTAAAGCCAAAACCGGAACACTATTCTTCTAAAGAAAAACCCCGCCGAAGCGGGGTTTATTATTTTAAGAACATCGTACAGCAGCAACGCCGCTTGCTCTAAAGTTGGAAGCTTTAATTTTAATTGTAGTAACTACAGGTGTTCCAATTGTAGAAGTTGCGGTAATTAGTAAGTATGGGTTCGGGGAAACTTGCATTGAAAAAGTTACAGCAGGAATTGCAGCGCCACCGCCGCCGTTATAATCATCCCCAATATTGGAAATACTTGTAACGTTCCATTTTGTAGCGGCAATGCCAGAAGACGCATAGCGCGCAATTGAAACGCGAACCCGCCCGGTTGTAATACCTATGTTTGTTCCCGAACGATTGCAAGTAACTTCGTAATCGCAATCAAACGTTACAGTATCGCCAATTTGAAAACCGTTTGTTGAAAAGTTCAATACCGGAAGATTGGTAGGATAGCTGTTCAACGTAAGCAAATTTTCAATTACAAGTTCTTTTGCTGTAGTTGGAACAAAACAATAGTAAGCGCCCGGATAGCTTGTATTGTTTTTAATGACGTTATTTCTAATCGTCATTCCACTACCAAACCAACTATCAATTGATTGATCGTTGAACACTGAAATAACAGCGTTTAAGCCGTTGGCATCAATGCTATTATCGCAAATTTCACTATCATACATTTTGGCACCAAAGAAAACAAGCATTGCTTGCGTATTCGGATAAGTGCCAGAAGTAGCCGCGCTAAAACCGTTGGCTAAATGGAAAGTATTGTTGCAAATTTTATAGCGATAAAATGCCGTAGTTCCGTTACCGGAAATTGGATAATTTAAGCAATCTTGATGAACGTTGCTACTGTAATTAACATCAATTGCGCTACCGCTAATCCAAAGGCAAGTATATTGCGCCCAAAACGAATTTCCGGTAATTGAAATACCTGAAATATAACCTACATTTTCGGTTGCTGTATCGGTAGCAAGTTTAATAGCTACACGCCCTGTTATATTTTGTTGATTGGAAAAGTTGTTTCCGTTGATGCTGACGGCTTTAGCATTGCAAATCCAAATGCCAACATCGCAATCAAAAAAGTTATTTCCAGAAATTCGAACATCGGAACAGCCGCCAACAGCAGTTTGTGTGCCCAATTGAATTGCCGGGCTTCCATCAAGGCAAACATCAATGACGTTGCCGCTAATTTCAATATCATTACAAGAATCTGCAAACATGAAACGCCCGTAACGATACCATCCACCAAAGCGACAATTGCGGATATAGTGACTATTACTAGAAAGCGTACTTCCGTCAATATCACTAAGTTTCGGGTAATAAAGTGCATAACCGGATTTACTACCTGAATTAGTAGCAAATTCAAAGTTAATATCCCGAACGCAAGTGCCTAAATTTCGGTTTGAAGCGGTTTCGCCGTAAAAGGCGAAAATGTGCGTATCCGTAGCGTATTGACGAATTGTAGTGCCTGCAACGTATCCAGTACCAACGCCGCTAATAACAACAAAACCGCGAACTTTAATAACGTTCGAAATTTTGTAAATACCTTGCGGAAAATGAATATGTCCAACTGTAGTCATCCAAGAACTAATTGTTGGATTTTGCGCAGCAGCTAACCAAGTAAATGCGGCTTGAATAGCTGCGGTATCATCCGTAACGCCATCGCCCTTAGCGCCGAAGTCTTTAACGCTAATTGATTCCAAAACCTTATCATGAACCGTTCGCGCAACAGCGCCGGTTAAAGGTTGCTTCATGCCGATTAAAGCATCCCCTTTTGTTGGATCGCTTGTATCTGCAAGTTGCGAAGGAATAGAAGCGTTAATATCAAACTTCGTAGAATCCAAAAGACTATAAAGCAAAATGCCGTTTTTATTTTTAACGGTAGTGCTATAAGCTGTTTGCGCATATACGTTTGCAATATTTCCATCGCGCACGATATAGCCGTTTAAAGTTCGCACCGGCTGCGAAACAGGTTGCGTATAAGCATCATCCCAATAAACCGAAATAGGGTTAGTTTCAGGATTTAGATTCACAGTGCCGAAATAAATATATCCGGCATTCAACGGCGAACCGTCCGAATCTTTGAAATGTGGGTAGGTGGCACCGATAAGCATTTTAAATTTCCTTTACTTCCCGTTTGATTGACGTTGATTTGCCGAACTAGCTTCGATTGCTTGAAGAATCCACCGTTCCCGATTGGACATTTCTTTAGGATTGCCAACAGCACGAACAAACTTTGTAAAAGGCTTGGCGTAAGCAAGTTTTAAAGCCGCTTTTTTGCTTTCACCTTTAGCCGCCTGTTTAACCGCTTCATTGAATTCCGGCGAAGAAATTAAAGCATCTGCGGCTTTTAACGCGCTGGGTTTTCCCTTGGTTAAAGCCGATGCAATACTAGCAGAAATGCCAGCCCCCGGCATACCTAGCGGCGTAGTAACGGCTTCAACAGCGGCACCGGCTACGGAACGTTTAGCCAAGCCATAAATATTCGACATTAGCGAATCTGCGCCTTTAAGTTCATCCGTTACGGCTTGAATACGCCCTGTAGTAATACGTTCTTTGCTTGCTTGGCTAATGCCCTTTGCAACGCGGTACAAATCGCTAAGTTGTTTGCGGGCTGCGGGCGGAAGATTTGACATTAAAGCCGTGTAAGCTTGTCGATTCTTTAATAAACCTTCATACCATTTGGCGTAAGAAGTGAAGTTAATACTTCCGTTGCGCGCATTCTTGCCAAACGCCGTAGCTAATCCGCTGGCTACTGTTTCTTGCCGCACATTTTCGGGAATTAATTTAATTAGGTTTATAAACTTCGAAGTATCGCCGCTAGGCAGTGACTTAACAGCCCCGCTAAGATTGCCCACAATAGAGCCGTCAATATTCTTACCAAACAGCGAAACAAGATCATCTTCCAAACCTTTACGAACGGCAACGGCCTTTTGCGCAGCATCAAACACGGTTTCCGCGCCATGCTGCGCAACAACTGCGCGTTGATCTACTTTCAATTGCGATTCAAGGCGCTTAATCAAACCCGAATCGGCATCTTTAAACGGCCCTTGGGCTTTGATGCGCGCCGCCGTCAAATCGCGCCGAACATCATCTAGCAGCGCGTAAGAAGGCTGTTTATATCCGGTAATTGCGCCTTCGGCATCGGTAATAGGCTTAGGCGAAAGCTTCGATTGAATCATGCGTTCAACCGAAGAAAGATTTTGCTTGCCGCCCAAATCTTCCGCGCGCTGTTCAATAAACTTCAAAACGGTAGGCGCGGGCGCTTCGGCTTTGGCCGGAATCATTTCGCGCAATTGGCCGTAAAGCTTATTTGCCTGTTGTTCAAGCTGTTGTTGCGTAGCCTGCAAGCTTTGCTTAATGCCCGAAGAAACTTGCGCCAAATCATGCGAACCGCCAATTTCCGTAATTAAATCATCGGCGCGTTTAGCAACTTGCGAAAGCCCTTGCATTTCTGCGGCCCGCGCTTCGCTACCAGGAATAGATTTAACAGCTTGTGCTAATTCGCGGTAAGCTTGATTTGTCGTTACATGATCGGCCTGCAAATAATCTTGAATGCCTAAGCGTTCGGCGGCTTGCACTGTTTTTGCATTTGGCGCGGCTTGTTCGGCCAAAATTTGCGTTGCTTTCTTCGCACCTAAACCGCCTTCGGCGGCAGTCTTCGCAGTTGCGGCTAAGTCTTGCGCCGTCATTTGTTCCACCGGGGCCGCAGCGCGGGCAACAGCAGGCGCAGCCGGTTCAACAGCAGCCGCAGGCGGGGCCATTTCCGGGGCTACAGGGCGCGCAGACGCAGCGGCAGGGGCTACCCTTTCGCCAGCGGCAATAGCGCCCGCATCGGCTGCGGCAGGGGGCGTGCCGGGCATGATGCGTTGAACCGCAGCCTTGACCGGATTGGCAACGGCTGTAGCAACGCGCCGGGTTGCGTTCAATACAGGCGGCACGATACCGGCAGTAAGTCCGGCAATTGCTACTTCCTTTGGATCAAAAGAACCGCCCGTTGCAGCTTGCGTACCTTCGATAACAGCTTGCGTACCGGCTGCGCCTGCAACCATGCCCGGCAAAGTTGCGGCACGGCCAGCCGGGGTAAATGCTGCAATTGCACCGCCAGCGCGTGGAATATCCGACACTTGAAAGCCTGGCTTAATTGCGTATTCTTTACCATCCATAGACGATTTAAGAACGAAGTTGCCCTTTTCGTCTTGCCGAACTTGAACGCCCGGATAGTTGGCTTGAATGATTTGAACGGTTTCTTGTGGGCTACTAAGCATAGTGCCCAAACCAGTTTTAAAACCTGCAATTGATAAATCATTAAGTTCCGGCATACCGGCCCAATCCGGTAAAGCTTCGGTTGTTGCCGTCTTGCGATGTTCGCCGGTTAGGCTTTCTTTAATGTTGCCAAGCAAGTCCAAATTTTCCGGCGTTTCTTCCGGCTTTTGTACGGCTAACCATTCGCTAAAACCTTTAGCCAATTCAGGCGCTACAGGTTGCGAATTATCCGGCTTTGCTGCGGGCGCTAATTGATCGGTTAATTGTTGCGTTGAAGGCTTACCCGCGCCGCCTTCTGGCGTTGCCGGGTTTGCTTTCAACCATGCACCGAAACCGGCTTTCAAAGAATCTAAATTGATACTTTGAACACCGGATAAAACGCGATTAACATAACTATTAGTTCGCGGCCCCCAATTATCCCGATTGGTTCCGCCGTGATATTCTCCAATAGCTGCGCCAATATCGCCGCCGTTGCGCTTTAAAGAATCTTTAAGCAACAAACCGGCAACTTCTGCGGCATTTTCCGGGCTTAAATATGGGTCAATTCCATAGTTTTTAATTGCAGCTTGTCGCGTTGCCGGAATAATTTGAAAAGGGGTACGCGCGCCAGCTTCCGAAACTTGATCGGCGTTCGAACGCTCGCCTTTGGTCAAAATTGAACCTAGCAAACCTTGGGGCAAATCAAGTTTGCTTTCGGTTGCTGCGGCTAAATCAATCCAAAAAGGATCATTGTATTTAACAGGTGTAGAACCGGCCATTACTTACCCCCGGATTGCTTCAAATAGTTAATCACTTGTTCGCGCGTTGCGCCGGGAAACTGCGCCAACAGCTTGTTAATTGTTCCGTCATTTACAACACCATAAACCGGATGTTGCATAACAAAAGCGCCGCCGCTTTGCGGAAGCTTGCCACTACCCACAATCTTAGCTTGCGCGCGTTCTAAGGTTGTTCGAATCGTAGTAAGCGCAGTTTTAAAAGCTGTGGGCGATTGATCGCGGTCAAGACTTGCAACAGCCCGTTCAATTCGCGCGCCTTCGGCATCGGACAAAGCGCCCATGCCTTTCATTTCCTTGGCTGCGGTTAAAAACTGTTGTGATTTCAACGTGTCTAACATTGCGTTGAAGTCTTTGTTATCGGTGCCTGGAACAGCGCCAAGCATCTTGCCAATAGTTGAACCAACGCCAAAACTACTTTGCATAATAGGATGCTTTAAAATCCCATTAACGGTAGCAAGGCTGTTATTTACGGTATCAAGTTGGTTTTGCGTATCGCTTTGTTGCGCGCCTAATTTAACTTGAAGTTCGCCGTTCAACTTGTCGCGTTCAAGCTGCAAGCGCCCGCGTTCGGTTTCGCTATTGGCTTGTTTAATTTGAATGTCTAGCGCGTCAATCTGGCCTTTTAGCTTCGTAGCTTCAATATCCGCAGCCGTCTTAGTGTTTTCAAGTTGCGTTTTAGTCGGTGCGTTCGCAGCTTCAACAGATTTAATAAGCGCGTTCGATTCGGCAACGGAAGCATTCGCGTTACCTTCGGCAACTTTGGCCGGTTGAAGTTCTTGCGCGCGCTGTTGATCGCCCAACGTGCTAAACGTAGTTGCGAATTTATCCAGCCCCATTACGGAAGACAACATTAACGCCGTTGAAGTCTTAGCCGCTGCGGGGTTTATTTGAATAAGTTGCGCAAAAGCTTTCAACTTTCCGGCTTGTTGCGTGTTGCCGCCGTTTTCATAAGCTGCGGCCTTGTCGTTTAGCAATTGAACCGCAATATCCGGCTTACCGCTTTGAAGTGCGGCGTAAGCTTGCGTTGCATCGGAAACCATGCTTTGCTGTTGATCGCCGTTTAATACGTCAAACGAACGCTTAAAATGTTCGCTTAACTGCGGATATTTAACCATCATGCTAGCGTAATCTTGCGCCGTTGCATTCTTGTTGCTAGACAAGTTGGCTAAATCAAGTCGCATTTGTTGTTGCGCGGCTTGCTGTTGCTGCAATTGCTTCATTTGCAACATGCTTTGTTGCATTTGCAAGCCGGTTTGCAATCCAGAAACGGCGCTTTCAATTGGCGATTTTACGTCAATGTTATAGTTAATCGGTTCCATGATTAAAACCCTTTCCAAGCGCCCATACCGTAAAGCGTTGCCGGTAAGCTTCCGATTGTGTTCCACATAGAAGCATCAGCTTTACCGGCTGCAAGTGCGTTACCGGCTTGCGCCGCGCCAATTTGATTAAGCTGCGCCGAAATTGCGTTAGCCGATTGCATACCGGCGTTACCTGTTCCGGCTGCGGCATTTTGACCTAGCGAAGTGATACCGCCAAGATTCGTAAATTGCTGTTGAATCATGCTGTTTAGCAATTGTGGGCTAAACTGCGCAAGTGCGCCTTGCACATTGCCGCCGCGAAGCCCGCCAGTTGCGGAAGCATTTTGTAGAATTGCGTTTTGACCTTGCGCATTAAGTTCGTTAAACTGCGAACTATTTTTAATGGCGTTAATTGCGTCTTGCTGCGCTTGATTTCCATTTAAACCAAGAAGATTTTGTTGCGCACTTAAAGACGAATTGCCGGCATTAACATACGGCGCAAGTAATTGTTTAACTGCATCGAATTGGCGTTGTTGTTCGGAAATGCTTTGATTGCTGGCGTTTGTTTGTGCGTTGGCTGCGGTTTCTGCCGCGTCTTTTTGCGCACTTGAAGACATATACCCGCCAACAACGGCACCCCCTACAACGGCTGCGGCTACCCAAGACATAACGTTTCCTTTCCTTCGATAGCCGGAACGCAAGGTTCAATTAACTGTTGTTCCAGCTTTAACAAAACTTCTTCGCCAGGTTCGGCTTCAAAACGAATATCGGTTGCATGAATCGTTGTCCAAACAGTATCTTCAACCGCCAAACCAACGCGCTTAGTTCCCGGCCTTGAAACCATAGTAAAAGGCGCGCAAACTTCTTTCATGCCGTCTTCTGTCCAAACTACGATTTTTCCCTTTGAAACAATATTCAAATGTTCGCATTTATGAACCTTGCCAGTTAGCAAAGTTCCGGCAGGAATGAATATTTCCCTAGCGTATAAACCTTCGGCAGAATAATGCGTAGTTTTAATTTCAAGTTGCGGCATTTCCAAAATAGCCGCTTCCAAACGTTCGATTTGTTCGCGCGTAGGAATTGACGTTTCAGAAACGTTTAAAGCTGAATTTTCGTATTCGGCCAACATTCGAAGCAAACCCTTTAAAAGTTGCTTGCCCCGCTGGCCGGGCGAAAACTCAGCTTTAAGCAAATTGCCCACAGTATAACGCACCGCAGGCGCTTTAGTAAATTAGCTTTGCAAGAAACCGTCTAAAAAATGCGCCGTAATGCTTGCCGCTGCGCCCGCTTGGGCTTGAACCGAATAGCCAGCGGGAAGCATCGGAACATCAACATCAACGAAGCCATTTACGCCAACTGACGTAGTAGGAAGCATAACGTTAGCATCGGCAGTTGCACCGGCAGGCGGAACGGCCCAAGCTTTGATAGTAACAAAACCCGCAGTTGTATTAACAAAACGAATTCTTCCGTTTCTTAAAACCGTATTTGCTGGCGAAGTCGGAAGCGTAAATAACGTATCAGCAGCGGCGTTATTTACTTGTTTTGATGCGAATAATTGAGAAAAGGAAAGTGACATTTTAAACCCCTACAATTGTTTCAAGATTATTTAACCGATTCAAAATATCGCGGTTATTTGCATTTGCCCTTTGAATCAATTGTTCAAGTTCTTGAATTTGGTTTTGAAATTGAGAAAGGCGCGAATTTTGACTTTGAAACGAATTTACCAAAACCGTTATATCGTCGGCGGCTTCCGGCGCAGTTTGCGAAACATATTTAAAAAGCGATTCGAACGCTTTAATTGCTTCATGACTTGGCAGAAATTGCGCCAGTTGTTGCCGGTTCAAAATCGGCATTTGATCGGCCATTTTAATTCCTTAATTGTTCAAGTCTAGCTTCAAGCTTTGCAATAGAAATATGGGCATCCGAAGTTCCCCGGAATTTTTGAATTCGCCAATTTTTCATATTGCCTTGTTGAAGCCAATTTAAACGAACATCGCGCCGCCCTTGTCGCCCGGCAGTTCTAGGCCGTTCAACTGACCATGTTTCGCCGTCAGTGCTGTAAGAAGTCCAAATTGTAGGATTCTTGCCAAGTTCAACAGAACCAGTAAGCGCAATCAATTCAAGTTCATGAAAAATAACGCCTTCGGATTCGTTGTAAACAATCGTTGTTCCGAATTCCCATCCATTTACAGAACCGTAATGATGCGAATTTGAAGTTACAAAATAACCAAGTTTGCTAGAAGTCGGATCGCCGCTAATCCATTTATCGTAGCACCATACCAAGTTTCTAGCGCGATAAGTGCCGTTTCCAACAATTGAAGAAGTTAAAATAAACCAAACAGGTTCTTCAAGAATTGAAGTTGCCGCAGCATCATAAACTAAAGTTTGATCCGGCAAATGAACGTATAAAAGGGCTTGGCTTTTATCAATACGCGATTCAAGAACAGCCGTTGAAAGTTGTTCTTCCGTATATCCGCGCAAAATAGTATCAATTTCGCGTGTTGAAATTGGCGTAGAAGAACCGTTAATTCCGAACCAAATTGCGGGCGGTTCATTTCTGCCGCCGCCTAAAAAAGCAATGCCGTTATAACCGTTTAAGAAAAACGAAGTAACGGCAAAAGTTCCAACAGCGCCGCGCATAATTTGCGCACCGGGAACACGTTGAAAAGGAAACAAATTGCCGCCAATATTATCGAAAACTTCAATTGTGTATCGGCCAACGGCGTAAGCTTCATTTCGAAGTTTGAATAAAGCTTTAATCGGGTCTGGATCGGCTTCGGCGCTTCCGTATTTAAGCGGATTTACCGAATTCGGATCGGTCAATTCTGTAACTACTAACGAAGTTCCGTCAGTAGTCATAAAATAACCATCAATCCAAATAAAATCAACAACGCTTTGCAAATCTGAATCGGCAACCCGCGTTAAGGTAGTTCCGTTGTAATAAAACAAATTTCCGTTTGAAGCAACGGCCAATCTATCAAACGAATAATCGAATGTTACAGGATTTGCGGAATATCCAACATCACCAATTTCAAAAACATAGCCATTTGCAGAAACCGAAACAAGTTTGCTACCCATAACGCGATAACAAACACCGTTCCAATTAATGCCGCCACGATCAACGCCGGGGCCGGTTGCAAATTCCGCGATTCCATCGGCAGGGCGAAGATAGCCGGTTGAAATACCTTGCTTCTTCGGAACAGGCATCATATTACGCGGGTAAGACGAACGAAAATCCGCCGAACCATCAACGTAAATGCCGCTTAGAATTGGAATTTGCATATCCGTTCAGCCCACAATATTACATGCCAGTTGCGCCATTGCAGCCGATAACGTGAAGTTGGCCCGCGCCGCCCGGCGACACAACAGACATGCGGGTTAGTTCGCCTTTCGAAATAAGGCGGAAGTTCGTTGTATTTACAAGAAAATCAGCAACGGTTGCAACAGAAGTATCCGCCGAATCAGTTACGCGAACGTAACAGTTTTGACCGATTGCCGTAAGCATTAATTGCTTGGAATCTTTAGGAAGATTGGTAACATTAACCGCCGTGGTATTTGTGGCGATAAGTTGGCCAGTTCCGTAAGCGGGAAAAACAGGTTGTTCAACAGACACGATAAGCCCCTTTCAATTCAAGAATTAACCAACACGATACCAAACGTCTAAGACGGCATCGAAACGAATACGGAAAAAACCGTTTGCCGCAAGCGTAGTAGGCGCACCGTTTACAGTAGCGCCATTGCCAGCAACGGTAAGCGCCGTAACGGCTTGCGTAGTATTCACAAGAATTTCTTGCTTATCAACGCAATTTGCAACCGCAGGAAGCGTAAGCGTACCGGCTGCGTAGCCAGCAAGCGGCGTGAGAACTAGCCAAGTGCTAACGCCGGAATTATTTAATTGAACGTTGAAGCCGGTTGCGTTAGGCGAAGCGTATTGCGTAACTTTGTTATCGCTTACAGCAATTTTACCGGCTAAATAGGTAGCCAGAAGACTTAACGCAGCTTTGCGCGCATCGCCGTTTGAAGTGGAAAAGACGGCCAATAAATCGCCATCCGATAAAGAATCCACCGCTGAAAGTTGGTTGATTGTGGGCATGTTCGTTCCTTATTCAAACGTTAAATCGTCGTCTTCGCCAGCTAACAGCGGATCAACAGGCGTATTAAGGAACGGCCTGTAATTCGTTCGCCAAGGCTTGTTTCCAGCGCCAGCCGGAACAGTATTCGGAAATTGCATTTCGATAGGTTGCGAAATTTTAATTAGCAACGCATCGTAAGCTTCTTTAGCGGCTTGCTTTGTTTCTTGTTGAACCGTCTTGCCAAAGCGCGGGGCAATGCGGCAAGCCAAGTTCAAATAAACAGCTTCGTTAGCAGCGTCAGGAACGCCGGTTTCTTCGTCCAAATTACTAGAAGAAGGCGAAGAAGGCAAAGGGTATCCGATACGAACGCCCTTTGCGTTCCAAGTTCCCATCATTGCATCAAGGGCGCGAAGCACGGATTCTAATTGTTCCGGCATTGCGTCATAAATATACGATGCGTAGCCGATTTCTTCGAACGCTTGAACAACGAATTCGCGCTTCGTCCATGCCATGATTCAGCCCCTTATTGCTTGCCGCCAGAAGCGGGCGCAGCGCCGCCCCAAGCCGCAGCCGGGGCCGAACCTTCGCCAGTGCCAGCAGACGCGCCAGAAGCGGGCGCAGCGCCCTTCTTGCCGGTTGCTGCGGGCTTGGCGGCTTGGCCTTCCAGTTGCGCAGCGTGAAGGGCGTTCGCGGCCTGTTCGGCATCGTAGGCTTCGCGGGCTTCGGTAGTAGTCAAATGCCAGCCTTCGGCAAGCGCAGTTTCTACGGCTTCTTCGTCGTTTGCATCAATAATGCAAAAATCGAATTTGCCGCCGTGCATTTCATGTTCGCCGGGACACTTATAAAACATAGTGTCATTCGGCAAAACCTTTTCTTCGGGCTTTTCATTCCGGGCCATTTTTCAAACCTTTTATCAAAGTTAAAGGAAGAAGGGGCGACCGAAGCCGCCCCTAACTTATTACGGCTGGCTAAACAGGATAACCCCGGACATTTCCGGCTGTTTATTCACAACACCAAACAGCGTATCAAGACGATATTTCGTCTTCATAGTGTTAATGTCGTAGAACTTCTGCATAACCAATTCAATGCCTTGATCGGTACTAGCGCGCATAACAGCGGTTCCAGCATCGGTAGGCACGGCGTAACGGCCCGGCAGAAGTTCGATAGCATCCTTTTGCCAGAAGGGATTAAAGTAACCCGCCGCAGTGTTCAGCCAAGTAATAGCCGCACCGTTGGCCGGGGCTGCGGTAACGTTTTGATATTCAAGTTCCGCATCGGTTGCACCAGTGCCGGAAATGATCGGGGGCGAAATTTGAACAACACCCGAACCGCCGCCGCCCGAAACAATCGCCGTAACGCGGAAAGTTTTAAGCTGGCCGGTATCTTGCTTCGTAATGTGATGAACGGCATTAACGCCAGTAATCGTAAAGGCATCGCCAACTTTAACCGTACCGGAAGTAACGGCAATGGTCAAGTTTTGATAGCGATTATCAACGTTGCTAACTTCACCAGTACCCGCCGTAGAAGTTGCCTTTGGGGTGTAATACTGGTTTGCGCCGTTCACAGTGACGGTAACGCCGCCCGCAGCCGCAAGGCGGGGGGTGTAATCCATCTTGTAAGTATCGAAGCTAGCGATAGTGCCCACAAAAGCCTTTTCGTAGGCCGTAACCGGCTTGCCTTGCATCGTACCGCGCCCGGCAAGGTTAGAAGCCATGCCGTTGTAATCGCGGGTGGAAAGCGCCAAATAACGATCAAAGGCTTGAACACCCTGTTCGTTAAAAATCGCTTCGCACAATGCAACATCATCGAAGCCAGTTGCCGCAGCAGTGCGCTTAACAACAAGCGTACCTTGCATAGAAGCAACAGTATTAACAGCAACGTTAATATCCGAAGCAAGCTTTTGCTTCGCGGCTTCGCCAAGGCGCTGTTCTTGCAGCGCATCGCGCAGTTCCTTCGCGGTCAAAGTCCAAGGAACAGACTTCGAATAACCCAACGAAGCGGGAACGCTAAGTTGAATGTAATCTTTAAAATTCGAAGTCATATCCGTACCGTTGAACGATTGCGCAACGTAGGGTTGCGGTCGCCAAATCGTATCGGCGCTACGTTCCATTTCGGTAGTATTGGTGTTATACACCGAAACATTGCGCGACAACACTAAGGCGTCTTGGAAGCCTTCAAGGATGTTTTCGAACGCAACCCGTTCTTCTTTGCTAAATGCGTTAGCCATGATGTTTCCTTAAATTAGGTTCGTTTCATTTGCCTTTGTTCCGTTGCTGTTGCTTATACGCATGAACCTTCGAATAATCGCCGGTTTTTTCAGCTTCGGTACGCAGACGTTCAAGGGTGGAATCCACCGTTCCCGATACTGCCGCGCCGCCAGTGCTACGAACAGTTTTTTCCGGGGGCGGTGCCGCTTTACGATTGGTAACTTTCAATTGATTCTCCAAATTAGCAACCGCGAAAGCGTATTTAACGGGGTCAGTAATCGAAGCTAATTCCTTAGCCTTCTTCGGGTTCTTGCCCAACGCATAAACTACTAACGCGGGGTTCTTACAACCTTGAAGAATAATGCCTTGTTGCGTAACTGAAAGCGTGTCTTTAACAATGTCTTCGGCATCGTCAAAATCTTTAACTTTCAATTCGCCTTTAGCTTTGCCGTACCCTTCAAGCGTTGCTTGCCAAGCACGGTTAGCCGCTTCGGCTTCATCCTTCTTTTTGCGTTCTTGCTGTTCGGCTTCAAGCTTTCGATTGTGCCAAGCTTCAAGTTCGCGTTCGAACCGTTCCGCGTCATAATCGCATTCTTCAAGTGTGGGCTTTTTGCCAAGTTCAACCGGCTTTTGTGTTGCACCAGTTACAGCATTAAGCTTTTCCCGAAGTTCGCGGTTTTCTTTTTCAACCGTGCGATAGTTCTTGCGAAGTTCGCGCACCCATTCCGGCGCTTTGGTTTCATCTTCGTTCGAAGCTGGCGAAGCTTCGTCACCGATAGAAACAACTACTTCCGAACCTTCATAATCGCCGCCGGTTTGTTCGCCGGTTTGTTCGCCTTCATTTTCGGTAGCTTCGCCGCCGTTATTTTCAGGCAAACCGCCGTTTTCTTCGCCGGTTTCAATTTCAAGTTCGTTATTCGTAGTTTCTTCGTTTTCTGCCGTTTTCACATTCAACCCCTTCAATAACTCACCTAATTACATGGCTAGGCGGAAACCATGCCCGAAGTATATCCTACTTCGGGCAAACGCAACAAGCCTTATTGCGGAATTTCAGGCGCAGCAAGCGGGGCCGAAATAGCCTGTACCGTTTTAACGATATGTTCCCGGTTGTCGCGGTCAATTCCCGCTAACGTTTCCGCAGTTTTAGCGCGCGTTTCTTCGGATTTGGCGATGGTTAAAACCGTATCGGCGCGGGCTTTAGCCGCTTGGGCTTGGGCTTGTTGTGCCGAAGCTTGCAAGAACGTTGCGTTCGGATCGGGCGGCGTATTGGCTGCGGCTTGTGCCAGTTCTTGCGCTTCTTCCGGCGTAGGTTGAACAACACCCATTTTAAGAAGCTTTTTGCGGAAGTAATCATGTACTTCCGATAAACCTTCGCCTTCTAAGTTTTCCATAATCAACGCAATAAGAACTTGCATCGTTTCAGGATCGTTAGCAACCATTGGCAGAATTTCAATTAAACGCCGAACAATTGCGCTACGCTTGCTGGAAGAAGTCGGGCCAACATCAACAGCAACATCAAAATCAGCTTCGCTTAAATCGTTTTCAAAATGCTGTTCGCCGCTTTCTTCATTGACAACAGCGCGCATAAGTTCAACGCTAGAAGGTTCGCCGCTTTCGCTAATCGTCTTCATGCTGCGGCCTTCTTCAACCAAAATATCTTTAGCCATAGAAAGCCAAATTTCGCCGCTACGTTTAACCGCCTTAGCCATGTTGCTAATATAGATAAACGTTTGCATATCTAACTTATTTTGAATAAGTTCAACAGCAATGCCGCTAATATTTGATTGGATTTGTTCGCCTGCCTGCTGATTGCCTAAAACGTCTTGAATATCCTGTTCGGTAATCTGCAAAAGCGCAGCCATTGCAGGCGGAATATTCGGCGCTTTCGTGTAGCCAATTGCGCCATTTGCTACCGGCTGGCCGTTTTGATCCACCATTGCATTTAGCAGCAAATACGGATAATTTTTAATGTTGTCTTCTGCCCACATTACAGCATGGCCCGCCATTTGCTCAGGCGTAAAAATGGGCTTTTCAACAGTAGAAAGCGCGCTGATTTCGCCAAGCTTAGAAAGCTGCATGTTCTTCAAACGCTGCGCATCCTTTGCCAAACGAACATGCCCCATGCAACGCTCTACGTTGTCGATAAACCAACGCTTGCCATATACGGGCACAATTGGAATATAGCGGCCTGCAATGTATCCGCAATCTTCCAACACCTTACCGCCGCTAAGAATGTACTTATGAACGCGATTGCGCTTAACGCGCTTTTGGCGAACTTCGCGGAAGCCGGTTGCTTCCAACGTTTCAAGTTTATCTTCTTCGTTTAGTTCTTCGTCAGAAACTTTAATTTCTTGGCCGTCCAAACCCCGGAAGAAATGAAACAATTCGCTAGTTTGTTCAATCTTATAATATTCTGCGATATAAACAACGTCAGGCGTAAGCCAATCAAATTCGAATTGATGAACTACCTTCGGCCAGCTTGCCGGATCATCGTTATATTCTTCTTCGTATTCGCCGCGCGGCATTGACGTTAAAACGAAGCAATACTTCGCATCGGCCTTATCTTGCCGCTTTGCGTTTAAGTCAAAGAAAACGGAAGAATCGGCATCAAAAATAGGTTCGATGCGGATTCGCTGGCGTTCGTCTTCTTCGTCTTCTTCGTCTTCGTAATCTGCGCGCAAACGCCATGCGCCAAAGCCGCCGCCTACGGCTTCTTCAAATGCGTTATCATAAGCTTCTTCGGCGCAAGAATCTTGTTCATCGGCACGGTAAAGCCCTTGGCAAGTATCCGAAAGCTTATCCGACTTGCTACCGTCTTTAGGAACAAACGAAACTGAAATTCGATTATTCCGATATTCATTAATAATTCGAATAACTGCAAGGTGAATCTTATTAACTTCAAACTTCGGTTTGTTTTCAAACTGCAAGCCTAACGGCCCTTCCCATTGCGCCCCTGCTAGCGAATAAAAGCGCCTATCCTGTAGGCATTGCAACCGTTCGTTGCGAATTGCGCTTTGAATTTTGTCAAACTTGCCTTTTGCATCTTGCAAAACATCGGCTAAAACTTCGTCTTTAGATTTGCGCGCCATGATTTATCGCCTTCCAAAATGGTTAATTGTCGGAACCGCTACGTTAGTAACAGGCTTTTGCTGTTTTTGAGTTGCACCGGGGAACAACGCCGTAAGCCCCCATATTAAAGCATCGGCGCGGTTTGGGCTTTTATCGCCAAGGTAGCCCACAGTAGAAAAGCCCGAAAGTTCTTCTTCCATTTCGCGGAAATACCCGACATGGCGAACTTTACCTTCTTCGTACAGTGCGGAAATAGGTTCGGCCCGAACAGTCTTGCCACGGCTGGCCGTAACGGCAGTGAAAGGCGTTCGCGGGCGCGAAGTTTGGATAACGTGTTTAACCATCGCGCCGCCGTAGTTAGTTTCACCAACAACAATATCCGCTTCGTGTCGGTCAAACGCCGTAGTTACAACGCGGCCCCAAACAGCCGGGCCAGCTTTAACCGTGCAATCTTCCAAAACGTAGCAATTGCCATCAACGCCAAGGCCAACAACAACAATACCGATTGCATCGTTTTCGGCGTTGTCTGTATCGTCACTGCCGGAAGGATCAACGGCAACAACAACGCGCACAAATTCAGGAACAACCGAATCAATAACGCGCCATTTATCAATGGTTTCATCGCTAAACAAGCCGTTCGGGTTAGCGTCTGCAAAGTCGCCTTCTAAGAAGCGTTTGCGAAGACGCGCCGAAAGCCCTTGCAGCGTTTCAAGATAACCGGCACTTAGGTTTTCGGCGTTGTCCTTCGGATTCATCTTGAAGGCAATATAGTTTTCAGGATCGCGCAAAGGTTGCTTAGTGTCTGGATCAACCTTCTTGACGAATAGAAGATAAGTCCAATGCAACTTATTAGGCGGGTTGCAATCGAAGTAAATTCGCGGCTTCAATTGCGAAATTTCACGGCCTAGAATATTTTGCGTAGCCAGTTGGGCAAGCCGGGTAATAACCATACCGACAGCAAGCCAACTAATTTGCGAACATTCGTTTAGGTAAATCGTAGCATATTCGTTACCTAAGATTTTTTCGGTTCGTTCTTTATCATCCAAACCGCCAAACCAAATTTCCGAACCATTCGGAAAGGTAACAAACCAATCGGATTTATTTAGCTTCCATTCAACATTGGGGAACGCCGTCTTCATAACCTTTGGAAAGGTATCGAAGATAATAGACGATTTAATATGGTTAAACCGAAAGCGCAAAATGCAATGACGCGAACCCGGCGCTTTCAGGGCGCGCATAACAACGTTGCGAACGTGCAAAAACGTTTTGCCGCTACGACTTCCGCCGAACAGCATAATATAAGTTGCAAGCCCCGCAATTACGGCTTGTGCTTCAAGTTGTTTTGCCGTAAGTTTCATTTAGTCTTTTACTTGACAAGGCGAAGGATTTTCTTCGAATCTAACAGCTTTAATTGTTTCATGGCCGTTCAACATGGCTTTCATAAGTCTATGCCTACCATCCATTAATTCGCCGTCTTCATCAAGAATAATCGGATAGTTTAAATCAGCAGCATTAACCGCTTTAATGTGCATAACCATTTCACGAAGCGTAAGCTTTTCGTAGTTATGCCAAACATTCAAATGATTCAAAGGAACTTCCATAACAGGCAGTTCCTTAGCCAATTCAAACAAGCGCGGAACACTCCAAGAATGCCGCCCGATTGAACACATTTGATCCTTTGTCGGAATCCAATCTTTAATTTTCATAGCGCAACCCAAAGACAAACGCCGCCAATTAAAAGGGCGGCGTAACAAAGCCAAAATTTACCGGCGCAAATTAATTTCACAACTGTTCATCCATCGGCCCGGCCACAACTTGAACAACTGACGAATTTTTAACGTTGGCATCAATTTTCGAAACCTTCGGTACGAAGTCCATTATTTCGGCATATAGCCGCGCCATCTTCGTAAAATCATCGTTGGAAGTGCGTTCGGAATGCGCCCGTTCCCAAAGGCTACGCGCTAAATCCGCTTTCGAAGGTAGAAACGACAATTCGCCGCTTTCTTCCTTCAACCGTTGCATTTCTTCTTTTACGAAGCTATCGTTCGGCCAATGGTTCGCAACCCATAGCGCACGGTTTGTATTAGACGCGAAAACAGCCAACGCCGCGCGGAAAGGATCGGCGGGCGATTTTAGCAGTTCAACGGCAAACGCGGTTTTGTGTTCGGCTTCGTCTGCCGGTTGCGTTTGCTGTTGCTGCGGTAGCGTTGTTGTCCATTGGCTAGCGTTCATACCGCAATGATAAACCGTCTAAGTGGCTGTTATCAAGGTAAATCTACCTTGCAAGCTTTGCTTCGTTGGTGGCAGCTTCGGTATGCTGGCCGTAAAAATAGCCGCTTGCAGCCCCGGCAATGCCCACAATAGCCGCGAACAGCCATGCTAGGGGATCGGCCAGCAGTTGCCGCAAGATTGCGCCCCAAGTCATGCCAACACCTTACCGGCTTGGAAGTCTGCCAGCGTCAAACCCCCGGTAAATTGGAAATGCGGGAATTCTTTAAAGGTTCGCCAATTGCCCGCCCATTCAAGCCCGCATTTAACGCCAATTGCCCCGATACGTTTCCACAAAACGGCATCTTCGTTAGCAGTGCCCCAAACCGGCTTTCCATTGCGCAGCGGCACTACGTCAAATGCTACGCGCCAGTTATGGAACGATTGACCGGGGCGCGCATTCGTAACAATCTTGCCCGGCGCGGTGCGACCTTGGGCATAAAGTGCGGCTTGGCTTTCTTTATCGCGGTACGTTGAAGTAATAAGAAGTTCAATACCTTCTTCTTTACAACGCGCAATAAACTTTTCTGCAAGCGGTTTTACTTGCGGCAAAAGATCATCAAGGCTTCGGCTGTTTATCATCTTCAACCCCTTGTTTAATCAAACGGCCAGCTACGCCCAAAACCAAAAGGGCGATAGTTGCGCCGGAAACCAATTGCGGCGGAATGCTGGCTTTCATGTCTTCGGGAATTTGCAGCCAAGCGCCTTGAATAGCTGCGGCTAGGATCATGGCATTTACGCTAAACCATTTCCAAGCCTTGCGCCAATCTTCTACAAGCCGAAGCTTCACAATCAATCCTTTTTAGTAAGCGTAGTTAAAAGGGCATCAATTCGGCGGTTTGTTTCGCGCTGTTCTTCGCGCATTTGATTTACGCTGTTTTCAATGCTTTGAATATGACCGTTTAAATCATCGCGCCTAACATATTCCGATTGAACCTTTGTAATACGATCATGCAACTTTTCATCGCCGCTATTAATTGTATTCATTAACTGACGATCCCGCGCAATTATTCCGCCAATTAAACCAATTAATGCAATTGCTTCGCCAATTAACCATTGAAGTTCGCTAGACATTTTTATTTACCCCCGCAAAGAAAGAAAACAGCAATGGGGCGAAATATAACCGAACTTATAGGCAAAAGAAAAGCCCGCACAAGGCGGGCTTCCCGAATGTTGCAGTTTTACCGCTTAGGCAGTGCGCCAAACGCGAGCACCCTTCACGCCGTTTTCTTCAACGCTGCGAACAATGAACTTGCGAGTTTCGCGCGTAACTGGCACTTGTTCGCCCTTCCTGTTCGTCTTGAATTCGCCGGGCACAACTTCTGCATAACGGGCGGTAGCCGAAGACACGGTAGAAGCCATCGACTTAGCGGCGTTCGGCCTGCTTTCGTCATTGGCAACGAAGAAGGATTGACCAACATCCATCTTATCAAACGGATAAGTGGTGCCGGTACGGCCACGGCCATAAATGGCAGGAACGGGAATGTTCGCTTCGATTGCGAAACCCGACTTTGCGGCGGGGGCGGTTTCAACAGCGGCAACGGCTGCGGTTTCTTGGGTATCGTTCTTGGACACAGTAGCAATTCCTTTTTC